CCAGGTGGAGCAGAAGAAAAAGAATCTGCTGAAATTCGTGCATTTGCAAACTATATCCGTGGTGTTGTGGAAGAACGTGCCGATGTTAACTTAACAAAAGGAGATAACGGTGCAGTTATCCCAACATCGATTGCAAATAAAATCATTAAAAAGGTTTATGATTTAAGCCCGATTTATCAACTGGCTACTCGTTATAATGTTGGTGGAACTCTAACAATTCCATATTATGATGAAACAACTAAAAGTATAACTATGGCTTATGCCAATGAATTCACAGAATTAGAATCTACATCTGGTAAATTCGGAAATATTTCATTAACTGGATTTTTAGCTGGAGTATTATCAAAAATATCTAAGTCTTTAATTAACAATTCTGATTTTGATATTGTTAATTTTGTTGTTGATGCCATGGCTCAATCTATTGCTAGATTCATCGAAAAAGAATTACTTAACGGCACAACAGATAAAGTTGCCGGCCTTAGTACAGTAACCCAATTGGTAACTGCATCAGCTAAAACGGCAATTACTCCAGATGAATTAATTGATCTACAAGAAACTATCCCTGATTCGTTACAGGGACCGGCCATTTGGATTATGAATAAGAAAACGAGGACAGCACTTCGCAAATTAAAAGATAATGATGGAAATTACATCTTAAATAAAGACGCTACTTCACGTTGGGGCTATACTTTATTCGGAAAAGATGTTTATACATCGGAAAATATGCCGGAAATGGAAGCTGGTAAAACTGCTGTTTACTATGGTGATATGAGTGGATTAGCAGTTAAACTCTCTGAAAACATTAATATTGAGGTTCTTCGTGAAAAGTTTGCAACTCAACATGCTGTTGGGGTTGTTGGTTGGGTTGAACTTGATTCAAAAGTTGAAAATGCACAAAAAATCGCTAAATTGGTGATGGCGAGTGCGTAATGAGTGGGAGCATCCCACTCTCTTTTTATTGGAGGTGACAAAATGAAAGTAAAAGCTTTAGTTAGTTTTGCGGGGAAAGTCACCATGGCAAAAGACGAAGTTAGAGAAATAAAAGAAAAAGGAATTTATCAAGATTTGATAAAAGCCAACTATGTGGAAGAAGTAAAAAGCAGTCGAAAGGTGAAAGCTGATGAAAATAAGTGAGGTCACCATTCAAGATTTGAAAGAGTTCGCCCATGAGTATAGTGATGATCCAGAAGTAGATAAAGTATTCACTAATAATTTAATAGCTTGTAAATCTTATATAAAAGGGTATACTGGCTTAACTGATGAACAAATGGATAGTAAAGAAGATTTGACTATTGTTTTATTCATATTATCCAATGAACTTTACGACAATAGAACATTTACCGTACAAAATGACAAGGTGAGCCCTGTGATTAAATCGATCTTAGATATGCACTCTGTCAATTTATTGTAGGTGGTGAAATATGAATCCAGGTGAGCTACGACACAAAATAGATATATATGAAAACACAAAAGTCACTAACGAACTTGATGAAACATCTTATAAATTTCAAAAAATAAAAACAATCTGGGCAGCAATCATTCCGCAAACAGGAGTTTTGCAAAGGCAACAAGCGGACACTATCTTAACTAATGTCACACATAAGATTATCGTTCGCTATTCAGCTGGTAAAGACATAACAAAGGATATGCAGATTTTTTTCAAAAATCAACGTTTCGAAATAAAGTACATTCTTGACCCTTATTTTAAAAATGAAACGCTTGAGATATTTTGCCAGGAGTTGATGGGTTGATGGCTGATGGATTTGAAGTAAAAGGATTGACAGAGTTTCAAAAGGATTTATTGGCAGTGGCTCAAACTCGACTCCCAAGAGAAACCAAACAAATCATGCGAAAAATAGGAAGTAAAGCGCGTACGTATGTTGCAAGAAAGGCAAGAAGTGAGGTAAAAAAAGTGACAGGTACCTATCATAAACGATGGAAACGAGGAAAAGTTTTCAATGGCCACAATGACGAATTAGTAGTACGTGTTTATAATTCTAGTCCACATGCTCACCTAATTGAAGATGGACACCGTATGGTTACAAGCGACGGGCAGGAAATTGGGTTTGTAGCAGGTAAAAAGGTATTAGAAAAAGGCATGAAGTCCTTTGATGATAGTGGACAATTTGAAAGCTTGTTATCAGATTGGGTAGATGAAATGTTGAAGGACGGGAAATTATGATCACGTATAAAGATATTAAAAAGGCAATCAATACTAAGTTGAATAATGAATTTAATATTGAAATCAATAGCAACGATGTGAAAGAAGGGTTTAAAAGACCTTCTTTTTTTGTGGCCTTCGATATCCTTGTTAAATCATCTGATCAGTCGCAATTTGATAGGTCATTAACAATACGTATTTATTATTTTCCCACGGACAGATATGAATACTCCATTGAGTTATTAGATGTTCAGGAACGATTAGAAAATCTATTTGATTTAAAGTTGGAAGTATTAGAACGAAAGTTTAATATTTTTGAATCAACCACACTTATAACGGATGGTATACTTGAATTTTCGTTTGATATTCAATTCTTTGATGCCAAAGATGTTCCAATTCATGATCATGTAATTGAAATACCTCTTGATGAAGATGGTTATCCGAGTGAGACAGGAAAACCAGTAGAAGTTATAGGTGATGATGACGGAAATCCAGTCCTTGATGGCAATGGAAAACCTATTCGAATCGAGTTAATGGAAACTTTAGTTATGAAGAAAATGAAGAAAGGGTGAAACAAAATGGGACTTCCAGAAATTAATATTGAATTTAAAGGCAAAGCCGTAAGCGCAGTACAACGTTCAGCATTAGGTATTGTAGCCTTAATATTAAAGGATGATACTCCATCTTTTAAAACAAAAGAGTATAAAAGTGTGGAGGATATTAAAGACACAGATTTTACAACAGAAAATGTTGATTATATTAAGAAAACATTTCTTGGTATTCCTTCAAAAGTAATTGTGGAAGTAATACCACCAACAGCAAAAGATTATACAGATGCACTAAAACGGTTAGGTTCAAAAAAATGGAACTATCTAGCAATACCGGGAATTGAAAAAACAGATGTATCTGATATTTTTTCATGGATTAAATCCAAACGTGAAAACGAAAAGAAAACATTCAAAGCAATTCTTCCTCACGCAGAAGCAGATAATGAGGGTGTTATCAACTTTACAACAGAAGACATTAAAGTCGGCGATAAGACATATTCAGCATCAGAATATACTTGCCGTATCGCAGGTATTTTAGCTGGTCTACCATTCACACGATCGTCAACATACTTTGTGTTGGATGAAGTTGAGAGTATTACTGAATCCGAAACGCCTAATGAAGATATTGATAAAGGCCAACTTATCCTAATAAGCGATGGGGAAAATATTAAGATTGGACGAGGTGTTAACAGTCTTACTACTACAACGATTGAGAAAACAGAGGACTTTAAGAAAATCAAAATTGTGGAAGTAATGGATATGATTTTAGACGACATTCGAGATACTTTTAATAGTTCGTATGTTGGAAAGGTCACCAACACCTATGATAATCAAGTGCTTTTCTTTACCTCTGTTAATGCTTATTTCAAAGGATTAGCTAGTGAAGATATTTTAGACTCGAGCTATGATAATAAAGCCACTGTAGACGTAGAAGCTCAACGGTTAGCTTGGGAAAGTATCGGTACGGACACAACAAATTGGGATGAAAAAAAGGTTAAAAATATGGCCTTTAAATCTAACGTATTCGCAGCAGGAAATGTAAAAATTGTAGACGCTATGGAAGATTTAGACTTCCAGATTGCTATTTAAGGAGGCTAAAAAATGGCAAAAGTGACTAGCAATAGACAAATCAACGGTACTTTTGGATCTGTTTGGGTAAACGGAGAAAAATGGCTTGATGTTGATTCGTTCGAGGCAAAGGTAACGTTGAATTTCGAAGATGTTAATATGGCAGAAGATTTAGCCACCCATAAAAAATATACCGGTTGGTCCGGAGAAGGTACGATGACAGTTAAAAAGGTTTACAGCCGTGGAGCATCGTTGATGGCTGATGCAGCTAAAACTGGTAATATGCCAGAA